AAGCCAAGGGCGTGAATCAGTTTGCGCAAGACGCAGGCGTGAATCGTGAGTCGCTTTACAAAACGTTGAAGGGCGGCGATAAAACTCGTTTCACTACTATTCAAAAGCTCATGCTTGCCTTGGGTGTAGAGCTCACTGTCAGACCGCTCAAGAAGCTCCCCGCTTCCTCATAGGCTCGCCTCGCGCAATTGGGGCTGCTGACTTCAAACCATTTAGCGACGCACAACGAAAAAGCCCCTGAAAGCTTTCGCTTCCAGGGGCTTTCTCTTGTATGGCGGAGAGATAGGGATTTGAACCCGCCCGCATTTCTCGGCAGGCCGCATTAGGCCCGGAAACTAAGGTTGCCACCGAGTAGGCGGCGGTTTATTACGGCCTGATGCAGCCCCAGTTCTGCCCTAAATTTGCCCTAAATCCAGCGCCCCTTGGCCAACGTAAACGCTTGCCATATACTGTATGAATACACAGCATCGAGTGACGTGGCCATGACCTCCCCCCTCTCTGATCGTCAGCCCCTTGCCCTTTACCTGGACGAGGAACAAATCGAAATCGTCGCGTGGCTTGATGAACACCTTCCAATCGGCTTTAGAGACGCTCATTGCGGTCCAGCTCGCCACCTGATGGGCTGGAGCATTGACACTCTCAGCTCAGCATCCGGCGTCTCCTCTCAAGCAATCGAGCGGTTTGAACGCGGTGAACAACTTAAAGCCGTGAGCATGCAAGCTCTGGCATTTGCGTTTGAGGCTGAAGGCATAGTGTTTTTCCCCGGCCACCCACCACTTAAGGGTGAGAACTGTCGCGGGTCAACGAAAGACCCTCGCAGCCACCGTGATTACCATTTGCTTGAGTAGTTAACCATGTCCCAGCGCTACAGGGTGCCGCGTGGAGAACTGACAGCCGGCCTGGTGCTACCACCGGATATCCAGAGAAGGCTTCGCGTAGTTCTTGCGTCGCTCGAAGAGGCAAACAGCCCTGTGAATTGCCTGATTGCACAGGCTACTGCACAGGGCGTCTGCCTTGGGCTAGACATGGGAACGGTGCTTGCCCGCTCGGACATCGAGCGCATCGAGATATTGATCGACAACGCCGCCAGCCAGCGATGGGCAGAGCTGGCTGAGGACGGCACTCCGTAGCAGAACCACACTAACTCGCCGATCATGGTTTGCGCCGTTTCACCAGACACTCGTCTCTCGAAGGCATAGACGAACAGACTTACGATCTACATCAATTTCGTACTGTGAGTCCTCCACATCGCCTCAGCTGCTCTTGACAGCCTGCGGCATCATAATGCTATCTCTCCCTCAGGAATTCATTGACGCAGGTATGCTATGCCAGAGCCAATCACAACCATCGGTCTAGGTGCAATTGCTGCGTATCTAGGAAAGGACGGGTTGCAAAAGTTGCTCGGTCCTACTGCTGATTATTTAGGTGGCGGCCTGAAAGACTTCACGCAAAAGCGAATTGAAAATGTTGGAAATATTTTCAAACGGGCCGACGAAAAACTGGGGTCTCGGCGAGATGAACCCGGGGTAATTCCGCCAAAAATTCTTAAAACCATCATGAATGATGCCTCATTCAACGACGACGCACTGGCTGTTGAGTACTTCGGAGGGGTTCTCGCTTCTTCGCGTACCCAATTAGGTCGAGATGATCGGGGCGCAAGAATGGCGAAACTCGTTGACTCATTATCCACCTACCAATTAAGGACACACTTTTTAGTCTACAGCACGATTAGAAATATTTTCAAAAACCTTGGATATAATTTTAATATAGACGACAGAAAGAAGATGACAATACTTCTTCCCTATCAAGGATTCTTTGAAAGCATGGAGTTCGGAGGTGAAGAGGCGCTCAAGATAGAGGCACTACTGCGCCATATATTTTTCGGATTAGTTCAAGATGGGCTTATAGAGGACAATTTTGTTTACGCCGACGCCCCTCACCTCCAGAAAATCTATCCAAAATGCACCACTGCCGGGATAGTTTGCGAGCCGTCCGCTTTAGGTGCTGAGCTATTTTTATGGGCCTTGGGAGAGGGAGACAAACCACTTAACTTTATTTTTGACGCCACATGTAGCCCGTCTATAGATAACCTACCCGACGGAATGACTAGCGCTATTTCGATCAGTAATTCAATATAAAACATTACGCCCCAACGACCAAACACGACATCCACGACACGGTCAAGGTGAGCGTCAGGAGCTTAATAATCAACAATGGAGAAAGCATGAAAATTGTAGATATTGAAAAATGGGCACCCCTTATTGGAAGGGCAGTAATCTCTTTTGGATATTTAGAAAGCATTACGCACGAATGCATTAAGGCATGGACAACCCCTACAATCTCCAAGCATTCTCAGTCATTAAATCTTGCGAAGCGAATCGACTTTGCCTCTGACCTTCTGGCGCACCAAAGCGCACCAGAACCAACCAAAATTGAGTTCACCAAAGATCTAAAGCGTATAAAGCAACTTGTAGAAGTCCGAAACACCATTGCCCATAGCCCTCTATCTCTAGTTATTTTTGACGACACTATGCGAGAGGCAATCTTTCATGCATCAAACTCAAAAAGAACAATTGAATTTGATGCACTTGAACGCACAGTAATCGAGGTAGAAGCCATTATTGATAGGCTCTACCGAAACCAGGCCGCTATTAGATTCGCAAATATTGAACTCTCCATACCTCCAGAATGGCAGGGATTAGGAAGCGAGTAATGCTTCTATACAACAGTGGCGCCTGCAATAGCGCCAACGTTAATTAGGGAAAAACTTAACGCCCGACCGGACTGAGCCAGCGTTTCATAAATCGCCATTAGCAATACCAACACCAATTTAACGAGGCATCGACTGCTTAAGCACGTTATAGTGCTCGTCAAATTTATCCAGATGTGTCAGAGCATTTCTCTTTAAAACCTGAATTATTGTGGATCGCAGTTCGCGACGGCCTTTTCGATCACCAACCACTTCCTCCCACGACTTTGAAAGCTCCGGAATCAGAGAGGGATCGAGCAGCAACTTCTCAGTCGCCACACCCAAAAATACGAGCTGATTGGTTAGACCAAGAATTGAGATTACTTGTCTACTTGTAGCGAATTCATGCACCGGCAATGCCTGGAGCGCTGTTACCATACCCGCCATCACATCCTTGTGATAAACACCATACAGCTGAAGATTGCTTCCAGGCTCATCATTAATGTAGTCGATGGCCGCACGAATGCTACAGGCATATCTATGAGACGCTTCGGCAACTGAGAACATTGTTTTCTGCCTTAGAACACTTGCATGCTTAATTGAACTTTTCGACACATATATAGCGACAATTAATGCTGCAATAGAACCGATTGCTTGGACCCAAGCGGGGGCACCTTCACTTGATATCATTCCCCAAAGCCAGATTTTTATTGATAGCCAATCCATATGCCGCCTACTCTCCGATAGTTAAGTTACTAAGAAATATGATGGACCATTGCTCGGCACGCATCAGAATAACCCGCCAAGCGATGAAGGCTCCCAATTCATAATCACCAGTTCGCCGGTCACCTCCGCCTTAACTTGGCGTTGGTTGGTGGTGCTATAGCGGATGTCCACAGACTCAAAGTGGAAACCCTCAAACGCTCGGCGGATATCTGGATGGTCGTTGATACTGACCATAACCCTGCCCTTGCAGCGACGCATGAAGTCAGCCATGCGCTCGTACTGATCGAACGGGAAATCCACACCATATCCGGCAGTCTGCCAGTATGGTGGATCCATGTAGAAGAACGTATGTGGTCGATCATAGCGCTCGGCACAGTCGAGCCAGGGCAGGTTCTCGACGTAGGTACCGGCGAGACGCTGCCATGCAGCGGACAGATTCTCTTCAATGCGCAACAAGTTGATGGCTGGCCCGGTGGTCGCGGTACCGAACGTCTGTCCAGTGACCTTACCGCCGAAGGCATGCTGCTGCAGGTAGAAGAACCGGGCGGCGCGCTGTATATCGGTGAGGGTCTCAGGACGCGTCATCTTATTCCATTCAAAGATCTGCCTGGAGCTGAGCGCCCATTTGAATTGGCGCACGAACTCCTCCAGATGGTTCTGCACGACGCGGTAGAGGGTGACCAGGTCACCGTTGATATCGTTCAGCACCTCCACTGGGGCGGGCTGGGGACGCATGAAGAACAACGCGGCACCGCCGGCGAAGACTTCAACGTAGCACTCATGAGAGGGAAAGAGAGGAATCAAGCGGTCGGCCAGGCGGCGTTTGCCACCCATCCAGGGAATGATAGGAGAGGTCATAGGTATGCAAGTCTTTACTGTATGGATAACCAGGCGTTAGGCTGGCCGGGCTTTGTGCACGAAGCAGGGGCCACGGCTGGACTCGCAGGAAGGGTCTGCTGGTTCGGCGGACCATCTGAATGTTAGCGCATTTAGTTGGTCCGCCCTTTCAATCTAAACTGTACTCTTGTAGCTCTCGTACAGCTGATCCATCGTCATCAATGGAGCAAGTCGGTGTTCATTCAACGGGGAAATTGATTGAATTTTTCTCAAGGCTTCGTATGTGTTTACGAAAATGCTTTTGGCTGAGCCGGGGATAGCGTTATCGAAATCATTTGTAGCGCAACCCGCTGAGAGCAAAAATTTAACAGCTTGCTTAAAATCTATCGTATCCGGCGAAGTAAGATAATCAACAATATCCTCAGAACTACTCTTAAGCAAAACCGCAACGCTTTCCTCATTCGAGCTATGACTCAACAAATACTCAATAGCCTCCCTAAATGACTTCGTCCCACCGAAGCTAGAAAAATATACATCAAGCGCACGTATTATCTTCACATCCTTAGGCTCATCCCACAATTCCTCTCGACTAGGGAGAGAACGAACCTTAGTCAGATGCGAAAAATACCGTTCAATAAGAGCATCAGCTTCAACATCCATTTTCATATCGCGATATAGCCGGACCACTCCGCCCAAGCGATCCACCGTCAAATATTTCAAACAAGAATCAGTAGCCTTTTCAAAACCCTTGAATATTTCCCCCTGGCTCTTGGAGAAGTTATTATGGTAATCCATCCATGCCACTCGGAATTCGTACTCGGCATCAGCAGCTTCAGCCTGACGCTCAGCTGCCGTAACTATGTCAACCACAGCAGCCGCATCAATATATCCTTGGCGCACCAAATTTATAATTTCCCGATCAAGATCAGAAGTAAATAAATATCCGTATTTCCGCAAAAGTTGAGCTTGGGCCTCTTTATCCAAGCAAACTTTAGTCTCGGCCTCACTGGCATCTGGAAACAGAGCATCGACTGCCCCATCAAAATGCTCGAGGTCTTCTAATGTGATGGGGCTAATGCTTTCACCGTATCGAGCAAGAACTGCTAGAGGGATAGTCGTGCTAATATCTTTCCACAGCCGGGCATTCTGCGTTTCAACCTGGCCTCGCAGATAATCGAAGTAATATTTAACCTTGCGGATCAACCTAACATTTGTGATGTTCAGTCTAACAACCTTATCGATCAGATCCTTATACCCGCCCTCATCACCGAACACAATGTTGGCAGTTTCCAAACTTGTAGGCCTGTACTCGACTTCATAGGAAAACACCTTCTCACGATATTCGGAAAACTCGGAATCTTTATCCTCTATCTCCTCTTCATTTAGTATCAAAACCACCTTACATCTTCTCTTCTCCACCAGCATCGAAATAAGGCCTAGAACCTCCCCATCCGTTAGCCCTTTACTCTTTCGCTCGAAGTCATCAATACATATTAGAGCATCACTTATTGCTGATGCCTGATAGCTATCAACGAGCGGTGCCGCCCCTTTGATTCCCGACACCAGCTTAGAATTACGACGTAAAAAACTTATTACACCTTCTAATCGGTCCTCGACAGACCGCACTCCGCCAGAATCGGCGGCATGCTCTTTCTTCATCAAATTCTCGTAGATCGCTTGCTTTAGCTCTTTGAGACTTGTCAAGCCAAATAAAGAAACGTACGAGTAATAGGGCGTGTCGAGTTTTTCTTTTCTTTGCTTAATCACTCCATCCCAAAGAAACGTTTTACCAACACCCCATTTACCCTTAAGGATAATTGCAGATCTCTCAGAAGATAGCGCAAACTGGTTCAAAACTTCCTTGACAAGTGACATCAGCTAAGGCTCCGTTACCTTTCTTGAAGAGCTTCAATATAACTCTGACATGCCTGCAGCGCGATCAGTCCACGGTCGCCGTCGTCGGTGATGCCGATAATTCGTTGAGCATGCGCTGGGTCAAGTCGGGCGCGTAAGGCGCCATGAACCACGCCTCCGGTGCAGGCGGTTTCTCGCACCCCACCGTCACCACCCGGGGCGGCAAAGGCTCCGGCGTCGACAAGGACCGACAGCCGCAAATCAGCAGTAGCCAGCCTGTCACGCAGGCGAGCTTGAGTCTGTTGTGCATCGTTCATTTCCTTCCAATGTGTTTTGCCCTGCTCCTGCAGGCGATCTTCCAGGGCTTGTCGCTGAGTTTTCTGCTCCGCCAACTGTTTCAGGGCCGCAGCTGCAGCCTCCTCACGTTCTCGACCGTGAGCCCGATCACTGTCCGCCAGTTGCTGGACATAACCTGCAGCCTGTTCAGCCAGCTGCTTTCCGTACTCGCTGGCCTGCCACACCCAGACCCCTCGCCCGCCGGCATAGAGCCCGACCGCAACAGCCAGAAGCGCGATACGCCAGTTCAGCGGCATTACTGCAGCACCTCAAGCGCACGCTTGTAGAGCGTCTGGCGATCCTTCAACCCATTTAGGCCGCCATTGATACGGCGCGTGATCAGCTCGAACACCGAGTCATCGGCCTGCATCACCTTGTCAGCCAGGGTGTTAAGCCCCGCCCGCTGCCAGTACCAGCCTGCCGACAGCGACGCGTAGACCGGCTGCTCGAGCAGGTCGGGGGTGTTGAGCAAGCGGCTGTCACCGAACAGCGCTTCGCTGCAGGCCTCGTAGTTGTCGCGGCCGGTGATCTGAATGAGCCCACGACCACGGTACCGCTGACCATCACCGTCAGCCGCCGGGGTGTTGCCAAGGCGCTCCGCCAGCCGCCCGGTGTCGTACTTGGCCAGGTAGGCATCGTTGCCGAGCTCGCGCACATACAGCAGCTGGCCTGACTCATGGCCGACTTGCGCAAGAAACGCAGCCATACGCCGAGGAGTGACGATCGAGTACTTGCCCATTGTGGCGTTGAGGCCGGGAACAAAAACGCCGGCTTTGCGGCCGGCGTTGGGGAGGATCTGCTGCAGCTGTTGTACTGAGATAGCCATTGTTCTCTCCAGTGATGGCCGTGAGCGGCCATAAGGGTTAGAGCTGCTCAACTTTGAGCGGCTTGTCGTCTTTCTTTTTCTTGCCAGCGGCCTTCGCCTTGCCCTTCTTGCCGCCGTTACACTCCACGGTCGTGGTCCACCCGCTGGCCGTGAACACTTGCTCCACGCTTTCCACCAGGTACTCGCCATCGAGCCCCACCTTGAAGCCCTGGGCATTCACCGTGCACTCCGCGAAAAGGTCGTGCCGGCCCGCCATCTCCAGGCGCACGCCGGCGGTGCTGCGGTTGAACGCGGCCAGCCGCGCCTTGGCGGCCTGTGTGGCAGCAGTCTGGTTGGGGTAGATATGGCGGTCGGTGTGAACCGGGGGCAGGCCGTCTGGCGATTCGTCGTTGTCCAGCTGGACCACCTTCAAAGCGCCGGTCTTCTGATCCTGGTGCTGGGTTTTCACTGCTTTCTGCGTGCTGCGGTCGCTTAGCCGGAACTGATAGCGGGACACGTCCGTCTTGTTGACGGTGATGACCTGCAGTGACTTGCCCGAAGTGCTCTTCCCACCCTGTCGAGGCATAACCAGCAGCTTGCCCTGGGCAACCTTGGCGGTGCTGTCGTACTGCCGCGCCAGGCGCGTAACGAAGTTGAAGTCCGACTCGTTGCGCTGATCGATCCGTTCGACCTTCGTTGTGACCGGGCAGACCACCTCCCACCCATTGCGCTTGGCGATTTCAGCGACGATCTCGGACAGCGGCACATTCTCCCAACTGCCACTGCGGATGGTCTTACCGCTGCCGCGCATATCGCTGGCCTTACCGCGAATGGTCAGCTCATCCGGCGGGCCGGATAACTGCACTTCGTCGACCGTGTAGGCGCCCATGCGCTTTAGCGGTTGCCCCTCATAGCCCAGCAGAACCTCCACCACCCCTCCCCGGGCAGGCAGCGCAACTACCTGATCGCGGTCGTCAATGCGCAGCTCAAACTCGTCCGACTCCATGCCTGGCTTGTCCGAGATCCGCAGCAGCAGCAAGCGGTCATTGATCAGCGCGGTGATGTCCTTGCGGTCCGCAATGATTCGATACGTTGGTTTCATGCTTACTCCAGAAACAGGAAGCCCCGCACGGGGCGGGGCTTCGTTACGCGCAAAGCGGGGTCAGTCGAACAGCTGCAGCAGCTCGACTGCAGGCGCCGACAGATCGGGCAGCAATACCAACAGGCCGGCGCGGTATGGCTGTGCCTCCTTGGCTAAATCCGGGTTGGCATCAAGCACTGCCTCGACCGTGCCATTCAGATTTCCATAATGGTGCTGACAGATCACATCGAGGAGATCCCCGTCAGACGTTCTGCAGGTCGTTGCCATAGCTCACAAACTCCAGGTTGAAACCCTGTTTACGGGGGATGCCACCAGCCAGCAGGTGGCTTTGCTCCTCTTCGATACTGACCAGGCACCAATCGCCCAGCACCTCGCCATAACCCGTGACCAGCTTCAGTGCTTGCAGGTTGCGACCGATGCTACGCAGCACGCCCAGTTGCTTGATGCCACCTTTGTGGTGGGGGAAGATCGCCCCCTTGAGCGTTATCTTGTCCTCACCCAGGCCCACTGCCTGCTGGGCGATGCTCCGCCGCAGACGCTCTTGGCCAGCCCAACGGAACGACGTTTGACGCCGCAACTCATCAAAGGCAGCGGTGCCCAGGTTGAAGTAATACGGCTGTTTCTTCGGATCGTGTGGCTGGATGATCAGCAAGTGCGGATAAGGCGCGACCGCCTCAGGTAGCGGAGTAGCCGAACCCAGCAGCCCACCGGTAGGCAGCACGTTGGACAGAGACGGGCTGACCAGCCCCGCCACCCGGCCGGCCTGGGCTGTGACCTTGGCCGCCATCTGCTTGAACGTGCCGAGCCGCTCCTGCACCTGAGTGGCACCGGTGACTGCTCGGCTATACATTGACGCCACTTGACCCACCTGAGACTGCGCCACGTTGATACTGCGCACTATCCGGCCAAGCTTCGCGCCGGCCTCAGGCCCCACGAACGGGATGTTTTCCAGCTCGGAAGCCGCACCCGTGATGCTGCCGACCGCGCTATTGAGTGGGGACAGCATGCCATCCACTCCCTTGCGCCCGGCCTCCCCCGCTGAAACCAGGCCGGACAGGGATGCCTCCAACTGCGCCATGTAGGCCATAGGCCCTCCTTAAACATGCGGTTGATCGAACAGTTGAGCCGAAGCCATGCGCGCCGAGGCTTCGCGCTGCCATGCCTCGAACAACTGACGCAGCGGCGACTCGATTTCCCGGACAACCTGCGACGCGTCTTTCACATCGCCCTGTACATCGATCTTGATATTTGGCGAGAACGAAAACGCCTGATCCACCTTCGGAGCCGATACCGCCACAGGCGCAGCCGCTTTAGCTGGCTGAGCCAGTTCGGGCATCCGAGGGGGCACCGGCGCCGACTTGGCCACCATGTCACGCACGACATCACCGAAACCGGCCGGCATTGCTGCCAACTGGGGGATAGGTGAAGGAGATGCATCATCGGCGGCGGGTCTACGTTCGCGACTGTCGATCATCACAGGCACTGGCGCCGTTTTAGCCGGGATCTCGCGCACCGTTTCGCCCAGCCTCACCGGCGGCGTTTCCGGCGCCGGTTGCGGTTGCGGTTGGGCTTGCGGTGGCACCAGGCCTGCACCCGGGAAACGCACCTTGTTGGCCGTCAACGCCGGCAGCAGGTAAGGGTCCTTGGACTCGGGGTCACGCGGGTCATACGACACCTCAGGCTCGGTCGGCGCCGGTGTAGCCACGGATCGCACTGAGCTGCCCAACTTCGGTGCTTCCTGCAGCACAGGCTCAGGCACAGGGTGAGGTTGCGCCGGCGGCCGCACCAGCGGTGCACCAGGGAAGCGCACCTTGTTTG